AACTTCCTGAGTGATTTGGGATTGAAGGCTTGCTTCAATGCCCATTGCGCGAGTTTCTTCTGCATCGACGTCTGTTTGGCGATCAGAAATTTCTTGTGTGATCTGGGATTGAAGACTTGCTTCAACGCCACTAGCACGAGATTCTTCTGCACTTACTGCTGCTTGTCTGTCAAGAATTTCTTGATCAAGATCAGAGCGAACTTCTTGTGCATAACCGTCTAAGTCGTCATGTTGAGATTGGAGTTCATCCAATGCACCTTGAACGCTAGTTGCAGACATTCCAGATGTAGTATTTACAAAAGAAATAGCAGACGCATCGTGTGCATCTTCTGCATCAACCAAGTGACCAGCAAGAGATTCGTCATTACTAGCATCAATAGAATTGATCAAAGTAACAATTTCAGCAAAGCTATCTTTATCTGCATCAGCAGCAAGAAGAATTGCATCTACGCGACCCTTTTCAGTGTCAATTTGAGATTGAAGGTTTTCGTCTCCAGATTCACGATCAGCAACTTCTTGATCAAGAGAAACACCAATTGATTCGGCGTATGTGGTAAGATCAGTAATTGAAAGTTGGAGAGCTTGTTCTGCAAGCATCGCACGAGATTCTTCTGCGTCAATATCACTTTCCGCAGTAGACATACGACCCTCAAGGGAGTCGATATCGCTTTCAGCTTGAGTCAATCTCGTGTTAAGACCTTGCTCTACAAGCGTAGCACGAGACTCTTCAGCGTCGATATCGCTTTCCGCAGTGGACATGCGACCTTCGAGAGAATCAATGTCTGATTCTGCCTGAGTCAATCTTGTGTTAAGGCCTTGCTCCACGAGCATTGCGCGAGATTCTTCTGCGTCAATATCTGACTCAGCGGTAGACATGCGACCTTCAAGTGAATCAATATCACTTTCAGCCTGAGTCAAACGAGTGTTCAATCCTTGCTCCACGAGCATTGCGCGAGATTCTTCTGCGTCAATGTCGCTCTCTGCTGTAGACATACGACCTTCGAGAGAGTCGATATCGCTTTCAGCTTGAGTTACGCGAGTGTTGAGTCCTTGTTCTGCAAGCATTGCACGAGACTCTTCTGCATCAATATCTGACTCAGCAGTGTCAAGGCGACCATCAAGACTATCAACTTGTGATTGAAGGTTGCTATCGCCATTTTGACGATCGGTAACTTCTTGTGCAAGTTGATTGATGAGAGAAGCAATTGCATCTCCATCGTTTCCAAGTGCATCAGCAAGTTCTTTCAATGTATCAAGAGCTTGTGGAGCACCGTTAATGAGATCAGTAATTGCTTGGTTAATAGCAGCATTACGATCTGTAACTTCTTGTGCCATCAATGAATCAACGTAACTGCTTACTGCAACTTCTTCGTCACCGAAAACTTTTACTACTTCATTTACTGCATCAAATTTGAACACTTCGACCAATTGACCGCTTGAATTTACAGCCTTAATTGCTCCGCCTTGTTCGATTTTAAACTTGGAAGAATCAATACCTTCCAAGAATTTCTGTTTAATTAAATTTGCCATTTAATTTTTTCCCCTTTTATTTGTGTTTGTTGTTATTATTCGGTCTGATAATAGATGCGAAGTTCATCGCCAGGCTCTAGAAAATTGTCAAGCTCTAAGCCGTCCCAACTTAAATCCTGATTAATCACAACGTAATCCACCCCATACCGTTGTAGCGTTCCTCCTGCCAAAGACAACATAGTTGTTTCTGGAAAAGATGGAATATTTGATAATATTATTTTTTTATCTGCTACTTCTAAAGTTGTTAAAATTTTTGTCTCTGTAACAGTTTTATATTCTTTTTTTGTTTTAAATTCGACGTAATCTTGTGCAGTAATTGTTCCAGGAGTTGTTTCCGATGCTAGAGTCAATTTAATTAGTCCATCTTCTATAATTAACCCATTAGAAGGAATTCCCGGATCATTTGGGTCTACTGGATTTATTTGAATAGGTGTGCTGTAATAATCTAATGAACCAGAAAGCGGATTAAACTTAAATGGCATATTATGTCCTAATTATAGAAACAATTGTAATTTTTTGGGTGTCTGAATAATTTACAGTAACGGTCGCAACGGCCTGGTCATTTTTTTTATAGACGTAAATATCAGAAGTTTCGTTGTATTCTGGATAAATAGAATCAAATTGATAAGGGACAATTGAATTCATCTGGATGCTTTGTGTGTTTCCAGATGCGTCTACTTTAATTACTCGTTGTGTTCCATTTACTGTTCCGTTTTCTGTTCCAACAATTAAAACAGAGTCTTTTTCGGCGGCATCTACTTTTACGTTCGTGTCGATAGATCCGTCTGTGTTGATTTTTAAAGTATTATTTGTTAAAGGATCGCGAATAGCAATATCCGAATCATCGGCACTACTAATTAGTTCCGAGATTTCAGCAGTTACTTGTGCATCAACGCGTAGCCTATCATTATCCTCGGCGAATGCTCGCTGAATGATTTGTTCTTGGCTTAAATTACTTCTAGATGTGTTATTTTGACCTACAGACATACAACATTAGTTGTTAAAATTACTGTGGTAACATATCTGCTGGATTTGTTGGAAGATTTGCGAATTCTCCTGGCGGCTTAGGGGGTTTTGGGATCATTTCTCCACCAGCAGTGCCTTGTCCTGTCAACATTTCTCCGCCTTGTGGAATGCCAGGAGGTAATTGCATCATATCAGCCGGACTGCCCTGAGCTGCACCAGGAGGCATCATTTGTGGTGCCATTTGAGGGGCCATAGGACTTTGAAGCGGTTGTTGCTTGGTAAGCATCAATAAATCTGGATCAACGGTTCTCAAATAATCAATATGTTCTTGTATGTGGTTTTGTACGGCAGTTCTAAGCTCTGGATTAAAACGCAAATCCGGGTCTGCCATTACTGCTCTATGTTCTAGAATATGTTGAGCATGAATATCAAGCGGTTCTGCAATGACCGGTTTTCCGTCCATTAAATACTCATTTTCTCTTTTAATGAGCATCAATTCGTTAAAATCGGACTCAAGCATTGTGTCTAATTGTCCGGTTTCAATTACGCTAATATACTGTTTTGGGTCGTTAATAAGACCCATTTGAAGCATTTGTTCCGCCATTTGAACGCGACCCGCTGTGGTTCTAGCAAGTGGATTTCCAACGGTAACAATTACGCGGTTAATTGAATTAATGTCATTTCCAACAAAATCTTTGATATATTGGCGTTTATTTTTTCCAATTAAAGCAAGTGCTCTAGGAGTTTTAGCATAATCTTTAAGAATTCTTATTAAAGACGTACCAAGATCTTCAATTAATTTAACGTAATTGTTCTGCAATCCTGACATGAATTGCAATGCCATAGATTGTACAAGAGCAAGAGCAGTTCCTGATTTAAGAGACGCTTGTGGATCTCCGCGAGCAACGGAGTTAACACCAGATACAGTTTCTGCTGATTGAATAAGCATTTCTAGGAACTTAAAGACTTCTGGTGGAGTTTGGGTAAGGTTTAAAGGTTCTGGTCTGGCGTTACCTTCAATAATATTCATTGCTCCTTCTAAGCTATTAATATTAAGGTCGGCACCGCGAGGAACAAACAAGTTTTGAACACCAAATGCGCTTTGGTTAGTCATGATTGTGCTATAAAGAGAGTTAATACCCTCTTGAATTGGGAATACATCAAACATTGGGCTGTATCCATACGGAGTTCCCATAAACTCGCCAGCAGAAATACGATAAATTGGAATGTCTTCGTATGGAAGTGGCATATCCAACAAAACAGCGTCAGTATCTACAAACAAACAATAACGGCCTTCTGGAAGTGCTTCGGTTTTCTTGTGATAAAACTCATATACTGGAATATCGTCGGTTGTATCGTTAGAAAAGATAGCAACACGGTACATAGAATTGTTATTTTTAGTAGGAATTCCGTTAATCTTATCAGCAAGTTCTGGATATTTTGCCATAAGGTTATATTTGTTCTTAAATGAACGAACAATAATCCATTCATTGTCGTATGTCTCTTTTGTTCCATCAAAAACAACATCGAATGGAGAATGCGTTGACCATTCTAGTTCGCCTTGTCTAATTGGCTCGTTTGTTTCTGGGTCAAAGTCATAAAGTTCACCGGCGGTAGCGTTCCATTCAAGACGAATAAAACCGGAACCAAGAACGATTGCCATTTCCGTCACTCGACGGATCGCATCCTCCAACTTTTTCTCTCTCATGTAATAATCAAGAATGTCATTGGCCAAATATGCTTGTGCGAGAGATTTAGAATCACTATTAACAGCGCGAGCTTCCATTGTAGGACGATTTGTTGTAATCATTACAAGGATATGCTGTGCAATGTTTCTAAAATGGTTTACAGGTAAAAGGGCAAGCTCCCCTTGCTCTCCAGTAAAGCCAATTTGATGCGATGCTCCGGTAAAGTTGTCAGAAAACTCGCCGTGATAGAATTGCCACATCTTTGCCAACTTATCTAAATAATAATTGGCATTCATTGTGTTATAAAATGATTGGGATTTAGCTAAACAGACAGATGCTAACTTTTCTGCTGGCTGGGCAGCAAAATATTTACTATCATTACTCGTGTCGGCACGATTATCGTCCGTCATGTATGTTGTATCCATCTATTTACTCCCTTTGTCCTTATTCAAATATTTTAACCAATCCGCACTAGAATTGCTAGTATCTTTTTTCTTAATATTCATTATTTTTTTATAAACATCAGTGCTAACATCTTGGTTTCTATTATAGTTGTTATTATAGAAAGCGTCACCAGATCTTAGTGGCGATTGATAATCCTTTGGATAAGGGTTTTTATTAAAGTCAACGGCCTTTACCAAATAAACCAAAGCATCAATGCCGTCATAATGAGATCCTAATGGACATCTAGCAAACGTGTCTTTATCTGTTGTGTTTTTCCACTTACCGTCCCGTAAGTGTCTGATAAGGTTAGTACATTTTGGATTTATTATAATTTTTTTAGCAGAAAGAAGCGTTCTTAACCAGTTAATCCCGGCCATCTTTTCTTTTTTGTCAGCATTTTCAAAGAATATCGTATAGTTAGAATGTTTTTTAATTTCGTTTACAACAATCGGGTCGTGATCGCTAACTCTTTTATAAGGTTTTACAAACTCATTGGTAATAGGATTAGTCCAAAGGTCTTCTTCCTTTTTCTTTATCTTGTTTGTAAGATCTGGAAGATGCATATCTGGACCATAGGTTGCTATTTCATCTTGTATTATAATTTTATCAAGTTTAAAGTCATAATACCCAAATAAAACAACAGTCCAGTCCCTAAGACCGACATCCATCGCTGTATATGCGTTGTAATGCGGCGGCATTTCTACAGTTTGAACAATTTCTACTAATAAATCATCCGTTACTTCTGGTAAAACAGAACGACTAGAAGATTTAATAATTTCACAAAGATACTCTCGTCTAAACTCTTCGCTATTCTCACCACGAAGTGCATCAATCTGAAGTTTTATATCTTCTTTTGACAATCTTGGATTATCATAGATAGTTCTTTTAATCAAAGTATCACTAGCAGATGCCTCTTCAATAAACTGAATAAATTCGTGGTCAGGATCTTGTGGAGGTGTTCCAGAGATAAGAATTTTACCTTTTGTTGTCAATGTTGTAGGAAGCAATACAGAGTTAACTGCATACTTTAATTGGGAAATATCTTGTGCCTCGTCTACAATTGCAATGTGTGCAAATCCCCCGCGGATACTGTCAATATTTCCACTCTCTGCTCCACACAATTGAAGTTGAGATCCGTTTGGAAAGTGATATATCTCTTCTTTTTTATTGTACTTAGGTTTCAAGTCTTCTGGGCAACCGGCCTTTGCTAAAATATCAAAATCAATAATAGGTTGAATAAATCTTTCTACCTGTCTTTTGGTAGGGGCAACATATTTAATTACTGATCTAGGGTTTTTTATGCAGTATTCAATCGCAAGTACGCATAAACTAAAAGATTTTCCAGAACGACGAGCCAATAACCAGGTTTGAATTTTAGCGGGGTTCTCGTGAAATAATTTATAAAGATCTTGTTGGTTAGAATCTAATAACCAGGATAGATGGCCTCTTCGCCAAAGTGCTTCTCTTGCGATATTTACATCTATTTTATTTTGACTCATTGATTATTTGCAAAAGATCATTATTTGAAAGTTTATTAACTTCAATATCTACAGGATCTTTGCTTCCTCTTTTGACTCTATCTAGCACTGTTGTAAAAATTTCCAGTTTTCTTGCTTCTTCCATAGTCAATGGTCTAATCATTGCGTCATTTTTAAGAAGGAGTATCTGGGTTTCACAAATTAATTGTTCATTGCTAACACCAATACCAAGATCGGTTACATGCAAATCAATATTTGGGAGATTTCCCTCTAACATTGTACGAAGGGATTCGTTTTCGGATTTTAATTTATCAATTTCTTTTCTAAGCTCTACGATTGTGCGAAATTGTGCGTCTGAATATGTCTGTAAATCATTAAAGCTATCGTTTAAATCTTTAATGTCCATAAATCATTATGCTCGTTTAACAAGATTCTGAGATAATTTAAGACTAGCAACGGAAGTGCGTTGCTCATCTAATGCTTTAGCCATGCGTTCGATAACATCGTTTTGAAGTTTAACAGTATTTTCAATCTCTTGCACTCTTTTTGCAACAGACTCTTCAATTTCTTGAATTGCCTTTTGTTTATTCAAGTATTCTTTTGAAATATTAAGCAAAACTAAAGAAAAAATAATGCCCATTTCAGGCAAACCTGCCCCGACCGCTAAAACTTTGAGTACATAAGCAGAGAGAAGCCCCAAATGAGCATTTTTTAAAAGTTCCATCTTCATAATCATCCTTTTTAAAGTTTTCAATTGCGTGAGCTACTATTTTATTTAATTTGGTTATCGTAACCTTTTAGCATTGCGTTTTACTAGCTTCTATTATAGTTGTTAAATATTTATAATCCTTAATGTTAACAACTTTATTAGAATATGATAACACTAGAAGATTATATAAGTGCATCCGGTAAATATCCAGAACGCTTAACGCACTCAGAACTTACACAAGATGTTAAAGATAATGCTATCAGATTATTAGATCTTGTCAATTCTTTTTTATCCGAACTAAATATTTCAAAAATAACAGTAACTTCCGGGTGGAGGCCGTCTAGTGTAAATGCGTCAATTAAAGGTGCTGCTAAAAAAAGTTCACACATGACAGGAATGGCTATAGATTTAGCAGATTCAGACGGAAACTTAGACGATTTAATTGATAAAAACGACGACCTTTTGAAAAAATATGGTTTGTGGCAAGAAAGTCCAAGTGCTACAAAGGGTTGGTGTCATTTAGATTGTAAAGATCGCGGAAAAAGAAAGAAAAATCAGTTTATCCCCTAGTCTTTTTTTCTAAATATTCTAGACGTTTAGAGACATTTTTCTTATAGTTATTAAGCCAAACCCTAATTCTTGAAATAAAACTTATTTTTAGCTTAATTACGTTAGACATATCAATCGTATGGGAAATCTAAAAACTCAAATATTGTAGAACGACCGTCTTCCTCGTCCTTTTTCTTTTGTTCTTCCCTAATTTTTTGTAATTCTTTATATTCTTCTACTCGTTCTTTTAGACCTTTTTCTACTTCTTGCTTGCATTTTTTACAAACGTAGTAAACTTCCAGTCTAAACCCGGTTTCAATAATTTCACAGTCTCCGCTATAACAAAAGGACTTAGGCATTTTCTATAGTTTTTTTAATTGCAGCGGTCAGTCTCTTTTTGTTTTTAACTTTGTTCTTATGGCATGGTGGACAGGTCAGACCGTTAAACTGTTTGCCAGTTTCGTCTACCCAACGTATGTCCTTGCCATTATTATATTTTCCAGCATTAATGCGCTTTTTTGTTTCGCCGCATTGTTTACACGCAATAATGCTAAATTCTTTTTCTTCCATAATATTAATAAGTTGTTAAATCACAATGGACATTGTTTTTTGTCAGAATTTTTATTTAATTTTTCACAATTTTTTTCAATTTTTGCAAGATCTTGTAATAACATATTGTAATGTTCGGTAAATCTAATTGACATAAGCGAATTGGAAATAATTAACGCTAAAATCCCAGTTAGATATAATGCTCTTTCTGTCATACTCATTTTTCACTCCTATATACCTTGCTAATGCGTTTATACTTTTTAAATTTTTTAGGGACGTTATATAAAGCAGAATCTATCCATTGAATATAATTATTTGGGTATGCTATAATCCAACCGTTATCAAGCGCAGCAAATACAAAAGTTTTGGCTTGCTCTGGAAATTCTGCGAATGGGGCAGCGCCTTTTGGGTCTAATGAGATTACCGTAAATAAATACGTCCCAGTAAAACGATAAGGAGCGCCCCCTGGTCTAACAGATACTCTTTGATCCCTAAGAAAATCAAACCTTATACAAGAAATGTCATAACTAAAACAATCATACGCTTGAGTAACGTGTGTACTTGGTGTTTCGCATTCTTTTGTTGTAATTGATTCTAGTGGCAAACCATACCAATTAGATCCGTCGTTTAACATTACATGACACAAAAACTGTCTAGCTGGAACAGACGTTATTCCGTACCAGTATCCTTCTGTGAATCCGTCTTTTAATCCTAAGTATTTATTATTAACAAATACTCGCATTAAAGGAATGTTACTCGTCGAGTTCATCATGATCTATCTGTCCTGCAAATTGACCGCAAGTGTGACAAACTAACTTTTCAGTTTGTGTATCAGTTACCCAGTCATGTAGCTTACATTTTATTTTTTGTTTTAACGGTTCTACTTGTTCTGTCTCAGAAAAAATATTGTTCAAAACCGATACAACTAATACCCCTAGCAAAACAACTGTAATAACAAAAAGTATATCAATCATTTTAATTTCATGATAATGCGTTTATAAAATCCGCCCTTATCCCTAAACTTTGCTGTTTTGATTGCTCTAAATCTTCTGTCTGGAACGCTGTAGTAATTTAAAATTGCATCCATCACTTGAGAAAGATCTGCCATCTCTTCAATTAATGCGTCGCGATTTCTCGAAGATTTATTCATCTCTTCTACAACTTCGGCGGTTTCTTCTATTAGCTTTGCAATTAAAAATTCGTTATATTCAGAAGGACTTGCTTTTCTAAATTCTTCGTCTCGGTCCTCTTCTTTACAAATGCGCGGGATATTATCCCTAACTAATTTTTCTTTCATTTTTTGTCCAAATGTTTTAATACTGTTTTACTAATTTTTATACCGAGATAAAAACCAAATACAAATCCGACTAAATTAAGAATTAAGTTCAACATTATGTTCTCCGTTATTAAATATTTCTACCCAATTATTTATATCGTCTACTTTTATTTTAATATTATCATGTCCTATTAAATATACATTATTAGGGTTAACAACATTTAACCAAAGGCACTTAACTTTAAAATGTGTTTTAGTGATAACAATATGCAAAGGTTTAATTGCGGTATCTAGTGCTCTTATGTGCTTATAAATTTTTCCAGTTTTCAATGTTACGCTCCGCGCTTATATTAATAATGTTTGCAGACATATCGTGACCTTTATTTTTTAGTAGATCAATAATGTCTTGTGTTGCAATTTTATAATTATAATCATACACATTTTTAATTATCTTTAAAATTC